CGAGCCGCCGGACGCTTTCTTTTTCACTGCTTTCATGGATTCCTCCTTAGGTTGTTTAGCTGTTTTTGCAGAAGCTATGAACGCTTCTTTCGTGGGCGCGCCTTTTTGGCCGGGCTCACGCATTCTTTCTCCGGAACCTTGCTCGATGCGTCTACGCTTGGCGGCAATGTTGGAATAGAGACCTGGTTTTGTTGCCATGTTTCATCCTTGTGAACTGTATTGTCTGCCTGTGAGGAGGTCAAGTCTTTGTTCGAGTCGGTCGAAACGACTGTCGACGTGTTCGACAATCTTCGCCATATCTGCCCGAACTTCTGCACGAGTAACATGATCACGTGCTACCTCCTCTCTCGTTTTATTAAGAAGAATGCTTAGACGATTTATCTCAGCAAACTTGTCTTTGACTACAAAGCCCATCACACCCACCAATCCTGTTAAGACGATGTTCCATATAAGCATGTCCATGACTCAGCACTTCCATCTTTTTCTAGCCTGTCGAAGGCGACTATCGGGATCCTTAGCCGCCTCCGGGAACATCTCCATTTGACCCTCCGAACGAGCGCAATAACTCTTGCGGCGTTTGGCACGTGCGACGGAAGACGGCTTCTGCTCCGTGACGGCAGTCATTAATTTGCTCCCTGGATTAGCTTTTTTAAAGGCCGCCACGCCTTTTTTGGTCATGCCTGCTCCTGCCTTGGTAGGGCGGAAATTTCCGCTCTTTACCGAGGTTTTAATACCCATTCCTGATCGTTTAGAAGTAGGCATTTTGGGCATTCATTAGGCAGCCGTTACTCCACCAACATGGAGTACGGTAAGACTAGACACCCCCGAGAGGGTCACATGTACGCCGTCCTCAAAGAGAATCCCGTTGTCAGGAATCATCAAATCCGTCGTCAGAGCCGCCGCAGGAGAAGCAAGCTGCAAAAGGACCGGACCAGATGCGCCCCCTGTGCGAAGCGTAATCGAGCCCGCAGTGCCTGTTGACACAAAATAGACGCCCGCCAAGCGCGCACGTCCATCTACTGCGTTTCCTGTTGCCGCCTTGGTAGTAGCGGAAATATTACTTGCGAAGCTCATGCCAATCTCCTTAAGAGATGTTGATCACGTTGCCCATGACACTGTGGACAGAGCACTGGTAATACAGGGTGGCGGGGGCATTCATAGGCACTGTAAAGATCTGCGTACCTGTCGTGCTGCCCGTGACGCCAGGTGTGTACTGCGCACCGCCGCTTGACTCACGGATTTGGAATGGGTGGTTTGCACCCCCAGCATTGACAAAGGTGTAAGTAAAACCTTTGGACAAATACAAAATAGGGTCGCTGGTGTTGCCTGTAACAATACCGGGGCCCGAAAACACCCAGTTTTGTGAACTACCGTCAGGGGCAACTGCAAAAACAATACCGGAGTTGGTGAATGAGAGAACACCCGCGCCGTTGGTGGTCAAAACTTGACCACTGGTGCCTGTCCCGTTTGGAAATACAAGGGTGGTGTCTGCTGTTAAGTCAGCGGGAGCCTGAATAGTCAGCAACTTCTCGGTGTTCGAAGCAACGACAACAAAGCCATTTTGGGATGCGACTGGGCCGGAGAACGTGGTACGTGCCATGATTTTTCCTCACATGCGAATAATGGCGTTTCTGTCTGCATGTCGTCAGCCGGGACTGTCAGAAACACCGGGGACCCCGGAATGTTTTAAATATACACCTAAATCGAAAAAATAAAAAGGGGGCAAAAGCCCCCTTTTTTACGCAGCTCCGGGAGAACCGAAGATACCGCGTGGATCGCTGAAGCCGAAGCTGTAACGTTCACGGGCTTTGTAGCGCACGTTGCCGGTGTCGAAGTCGCCTTCAAAGCCGGTTTTCATGCTGACACGTTCAAACATTTTCATGCCGTTAGGTGCATCGGTACGAATGAAGTAGGCGTCAGGATCAGTCAAATAGTGGTTGACTGTGTAGCCTTGAGGCACCATGCCCATGTTGCGGATTGCGTTGATGTCGTTGTCTGCAGTGCCAACACGGAGGGTGGACTTCAGAATACGATCAGCCGTAAACTGCAACTCTTTAGGAATGATGAGCTTCAAGCCCTGGATAGAGATCTTCAAGCCGCGTTCATCAGTGAACGCTGCAATGTCGATCAATGCCTGTTCCAAAGAAGTCTCGCTCAAATCGGCAGGTGTTGCCAATTCGTTGCGCAGATTAGGACCAGACAGAGTCGGGTGCACATCTGAGCACAAAGCCACGCCGTCGCCACCAATCGTAGTCGTAAATGCACCATTCAAAATGGATGCAGCACGAATCTGTTTGGTGCTAGACATGGAGCGAGCCAAGGCCTTGGTGTAGCGAGCTGCCAGAGACGCGTACAGGTTATCTTCCACTGCCTCTTCAGTCAGGGAAAACGCCAGTGCGATAGTCTCGTGGGTGTAACGTGCGGTGTAAACTTCTTGTGCTTGGTCGTATGCAACGCCAGCACCTTCGGTCTTCACAGGCGCAGTATTAAAACCCGACAGCATCACCTCTTCTTCAAATGCACGATCAGACGACTCAACGTCAAAAATCTGAGTGTGCTCTTTCTCGTAGCCTTTGTACTCAAGACCAAATAAGGCATTGAGACCGGGCTCGAGTTCTTTTACTAGCTGGGCGCGTGAAATTGCCATGATTTATCTCCTATTATGGTGCTGTGTTAGCAACACCAGCGCTGCTATACATGTGAGCATTAATCTTGACAACTACGTCCACGAAGTTTTCACCAGGGGTGTTTTCGGGGGCATTAAAGAAGCCAACAATCTTAAGCACAAGACCAGCGGTGTTTGCAATGGTTGAGGAATCGAGTTGAGATCCGGATACACCGGTAGTATTGCTACCTGCGGTGTAAGCGATATTGGAGTTAAGGCCAATGTCAGCTTGCACAACATCTTCGTCGGCTTGGATGAGATACAACTGGCTAGGGTCGTCCAACAAGTCGGCGTTAATTACTTGGCCGGCGGGGAGATTGACGGAACCTGGATAGAAGTTCTTCCATGTGGGTTTACCTGTTGATGGGTCAACGTAGAAACAGCCATTAAAGACGCCCACAGCTACTGTATGCAGCGCTGAGTCATATTTAACGACGTAACCAGCTGATAGAGTGACTAGGTCACCCTGATAGATCGCTCCGGCCTGGTTGTCTGCAATCGTGTAGCCGTACTGTTTCTGAGCACCAGTAGCGGAAAGATTGCCGAGCGGACGCAGACCAAAAGCCTTGTTGATATTTGGCATTTTGTCTATTCCTTAAAAAAGTTATTCGGAGGCCTTGGGGCTACCGAACGATACACGAGAACGTCGTTCTGGGCTCTGGATCCGCATCGAATCATGCGAATTAGATTTCAAAAGTTCGTTATCGACAGATTTTTGTTGATCATGCGTACGAGAGTTGTAATACGCATTGCGCTCTGCGACCGTCTCTTCGGGGATACGAGCCAAGAGCAGACCTCCCACGCTGATTACACCAGCATGTCGGCCATCTTCCATCGTAGGCGAAGTGAATTCAGGGTGTTCATCAGCTCGAACCAGCTCGTAGCCTTCGCGAAGCTTACCGGCTACGTTGATTCGATCTTCTTGACCACCCGCTTCAGCACGGATCCAGCGATGCTTGAATCCCGGAGGAGCAGGAGGCGCATCAAGTCGTGAAGGGGGAGCCCACGAGCGACGGCGCGTAGTTGTTTCCCGTGTGTCTGAAGCGCGGGAACTACGATTTAACTTTGGCACATTTGTTTCGCTCATCTCATTACTCCTTAACGTACTTGGCATATTCCTCAATCGGAACGCCTAATCTTTTGGCAATCGCAACTTGGCTGGGTGTTAACCGGACAGTGCGGCGTGCATTGTTTGCCCCGGAAGACCGGGCCGCAGGGGCTACCATTTGCACGGGCCTGGTAGTCCTGTTGTTTTGTTGCGCAGAATTTTGATCAGCATACTTGTGTGGAAATGCGTCTCGCATTCTGCGGTCTAGTTCATCATAATACTCATTTGAGTTGGGGTCAAACCCCTCCTGCGCAATAAGTTGCATGTGAATCCCACGGACAGCCGACGTCATGGGGACATCTCGGCCAAACCATGTGTTGCGTTCTGCCCAGTCTTCTGCCTGTGGATCCGGCGTAGAGGCCTGTTGAGGGGCCCTGTACTGTTGCTGCTGTGCGGGAGGCATCATCTGTGCCGGCTGGGAAAGCTGAGCGCGACGCGCCGCAGACTGCTCCGCTACCTGGCGGTGGTCATACTGAATGCTGTTTAGACGCTCTTGAGCCTCTGTTTCAGTATCAAAATCACCCTCTTCACGGGCCTTTCGGATAATTTGCTTTAAAGCAACAGCCTGGGTTTCAATACGACTGCGGGCTTCGTCCAAACGGCCAGCATCACTCTGCTGGGCTGCTCGTTCTAGTTCCTGAGCACGTCGCTGGACCTGCTGAGCGTAGTCAATCGCCGCCTGCTCGCGACGCTGTGTCTCACGCAAACGGGCTGTCAGCTTGTCAATACGCTTCTTGACCTTGTCGCTGTACTCGCCAAGCTCATCTTCATCAGAGGAGTTCTTGGAACCCGCCGACGTGGAAATTGTCTCCACAATAGGGGGCTGTTCTTTACCGACAATCTCCCCGTTCTCCCCGTTCGCGTCTAACGATACGGTGGCGGGATCTTCATCTTCGCCAATCTTGA